CAAACCGAAACATGGCTTTAGACACTTTTAGGCAGGTTGCCAACACTATTGAGGATAATGACTTTCTAAAAGCGCAAGTAAGACAAATCCGATACGCCAATGGTCAAGAATCAATAACCTTACTTGATGGCGCACGTTATGAGATCGTAGCGGCAACGAGAGACGGCAGTCGTGGAAAAACTGCAGATTTCCTTTACATTGACGAATTACGTGAAGTGAGCGAGGAAGCGTTTAAGGCAGCGGTTCCAGTAACAAGGGCGAGACCTAATTCTCAAACATTAATGACGAGTAACGCCGGTGATGCCTTTAGTACGGTTTTGAATGATATGCGTGAACGTGCGCTTGATTACCCTAGTAAAACTTTTGGATTTTGGGAGTACTCGGCACCTCTAGCGGCTAGGACTGACATTCGCAATAAAAAGTATTGGGCTATGGCTAACCCTGCCCTTGGTTACACCATTACCGAGGAAGCAATTGAGGAATCTATTGCTACTAACTCAATTGAAGCCACTTTAACCGAAACTTTATGTATGTGGATTGATTCGCAGGTTAGTCCTTGGACTTTTGGGTCAATTGAGGCTTGTTCGGTATCTGAACTCAGTTTGCCAGTAGGTGCAATGACTGTAATGGCTTTTGATGTTAGTCCAAGCAAAAGATCAGGGGCTTTAGTTGCGGCTCAGATAATTGATGGCAAAATTGGTATTGGGGTAATGGAAACCTTTAGTAGTGAAGTCGCTATCGACGAACTTCGAATGGCTAGTTCGATAAATGAATGGGCTTTGAAATATAGACCGGTTCAGATTGCTTACGATAAGTATGCAACCGCCTCTATTGCCCAACGCTTAACTCAAAGTGGTCATAAACTAATTGATATAAGCGGTCAAACCTTTTACCAAGCATGTGGCGAATTAGCCGACAGTCTTTCAAACTTGAGGATTGTTCACTCAGGTCAAACTGAGTGGGTTTCGTCAATGAATAATTGCGCCGCTAAGTATTCGGACGCAGGTTGGAGAATCATCCGCAGAAAATCAGCCGGCGACGTAACCGCCGCAATTTCAAGTGCTATGTGCGTCCACATGTTGAGCAAACCTATCTCAGTACCTAAGATTTTCGTCTGAGCATTGTGATATACTTCACCAATGGGATTTTTTCGTAATTTAATCGGATTAGAACCAAAACCACAAATTTCGGCTCAACTAGCCCCACCGGTTGTCGCCGACCCTTTTAATTTTTATTCTCAGTTTACTCCGTTCCAATCGGTAGGACGTGAGGAAGCAATCTCCGTTCCTAGCGTTATGCGTTGCCGTAACTTAATAGCGACAACAATCGGAACAATGGAATTAAAAACTTATTCCAAGGCCACAAAAGAGGAATTACCAAATTTACCTTGGGTAAATCAATTATCTAAGTCAGCACCTAACTCAATTATTCTAACCGCCTTAATTGACGCCTTAATTTTCTACGGCACCGGTTATCTTGAGGTGGTTGAGGTTTATCAGGACGACAATCGACCAGCACGCTTTGATTTTGTTAACAACACTCGAGTTCAAGTTCAATTAAACAAATCCAACACCTTTGTCGATTTTTATACAGTCGATGGACGTGAAAGACCAATGTCAGGCGTCGGAAGTTTAGTGACCTTCCAATCTCCTATTGATGGAATCTTACATGCCGGCGCAAGAATTTTACGTGCGGCAATAGATTTAGAAAAAGCCGCCGCAAACGCCGCAGCCGTTCCTACCCCTGCCGGAATATTAAAAAACAATGGCGCAGATTTAGGTGAAAAAGAAGTTGCTGGATTATTAGCCGCTTGGCGTCGTAGTCGTTCAGAAAGATCAACCGCTTATTTAACTTCAAGTTTAGAATTTCAACCGACTTCGTTTTCACCGAAGGACATGACCTACAATGATAGTTTGCAGTACATGGCTACGCAGGTCGCAAGATTAATGAACGTTCCGGCTTACTATATATCAGCCGACATGAATAATAGTTTAACTTATTCTAACGTGCAAGACGAAAGGCGTCAGTTTGTAGCCCTATCCTTGCAACCTTACGTTAGTGCAGTTGAAAATCGTTTCAGTATGGACGATCTTACAAGCCAAACACAATTTATAGCGTTTGACATGGACTCCGGATTTTTAAGAGCCAATCCTTTAGAGCGTTTGAATGTAATCGAAAAAATGCTTCAATTGAATTTGATTTCAGTTGAGGAAGCGAGAGAAATGGAAGAGTTATCACCAAATGGAAATAATTAACTTTAGCGCAGATTTAGAGGCTTCAGAGTCTCGTCGTATTATTGCCGGTAAAATTGTTCCTTATGAGAACGAGATCGGTAACACCTCAGTTGGTAAGGTAATCTTTGAAAAAGGTTCTATTCAAATTGATGAGCCTACTAAAGTAAAACTTTTGCTTGAGCATGACCCTAAATCTCCAATCGGGCGCATGAAAAAGGTCGATGAGGATGACTCAGGAATTTATGCTGAGTTCAAGGTTAGTAATACCACTAGGGGTACAGATAGCCTCATTGAGGCAAGCGAAAACCTACGTTCCGGCTTGAGTGTTGGAGTGGAAGTTATTAAAGGAAAAAACAGTAACGGAATTTATAGAGTTAGTTCTGCGAAACTTATGGAAGTCAGCCTAGTACAGGCTGCCGCTTTCGAAAGTGCCGCAGTAACTTCAGTCGCTGCGTCAAACGCAGAGGCAGAATCAACCGAAACCAAAACAGAAAATGAGGCAATTGTGGAAAACACAACTGAAACAACTGTTGCGACTGAGGTAGTAGAGACCCCTGCGGTTGAAGCCTCTCGTCCAACAGTATCAGCACCAATTTACACCAAGCCAAGACTTGAGTTCACAAAAGAGAAATTTCTTGAGAACACACTTCGGGCGCAATATCTAAATGACGATCAAGCACGTCAATACATTGCAGCAGCAGCCGATACAACTGACAACGCAGGTTTAATTCCTACTCGTCAATTAACTGAGGTTATCAATCCTCTTTCAAATGCAGATCGTCCATTTATTGATTCGATCTCAACCGCCGCACTTCCTGACGCTGGAATGACTTTTGAAATTCCTAAATTAACTCAGGTTCCAACAGTTGCTGAAACTGCTGAAGGTGCAGCACCATCACAAACTGACCAAAATGTTTCCTTCTTGAGCGTAAATGTTAAGAAGTACGCTGGTCGCCAAATATTTTCAGTAGAATTATTGGACAGATCGTCTCCAGCGTTTTTCGCAGAGTTGGTTCGTCAAATGGAGTTTGCTTACGCAAGCGCAACAGACGCCGCAGTTGGCGCAACTCTTACAGCAGTTGCAACCGATGGCGGTAACCGCACATTGACAGCAGCAAACATTCAAGATTTTATTGCAGACGCAGCAGTTTCAGTTTATTCCGGAACTCTTGGCTTTGCTGAAAACATTGTTGTTTCACCTGACCAATGGGGCGCATTGATGGGCTTAGTGGATGGTTCAAACCGAGCAGTATTCACTCAGACAATCAATCCTCAAAATGCTTCAGGTAACTTAACACCAACTAACATTCGTGGAAACATTGGTGGATTAAATCTACGTGTTTCACGTTACTTAGGTGGAGTTGGCGACGGTTCAATGATTATCATTAACCCACAATCTTTCACATGGTACGAGTCAACTAAGTATCGTCTTGAGACCAACGTAATTGCAAGCGGTCAAATTGATGTTGCTTATTATGGTTACGGCGCAATTGCCAACAAGGTAAACGCTGGTGCCTACAAGTGGATGATTGCATAAACTTTCCTCACTAGGGATAACCTGTAAAGGGGCATTGGAAGCCTTTGCCCCTTTACTTTAAGAAAGGATAATATTTTGCCGGCTACCTACGTTACGCAAGCCGAACTTCGCACATTACTTGGAATCGGAAGTTTATATTCGAATTCAGTAGTTGAAGAGGTGGCTCAGGCTGCCGAAAATATTGTTAAAGGCTTTTTGTGGTTTAATGATTACAATGTAATTGCGAGAGAATGTACAACAACTTTAGCGACTCTTTATACAGATCAAAAACACAACATTCAATTAGGTGAGACTGTAACGGTTGAGAATGTAGCGGCGCACTATAACGGCGGAAACAAAACAGTTACAGCGATAACAGAGTATTCAATTTCATACGCAATATCACACGTTTCGGCAGAAACTAAAAGAGTTGTTAGACCATACGGAACAATATCAGCGGCTACTAATGTCGACTATGCAACTATTCCTGAAATTCGTCAAGGTGCCGCCATGATTGCAGTTGACATTTGGCAAAGCAGACAACAAACTGCTTCAGGTGGAATTTCACCAGACTTCCAACCATCACCCTATAGAATGGGAAATACTTTACTCGCAAGAATCAGAGGGCTCATAGCAAATCACCTTTCCCCTAACGGTTTGGTTGGATAATGACAGTTGCCGTTACAACTCTCAGAACAACCCTTGCGACGGCGTTGGAGAACGCTGGGGTTTGGCAGGTGTTTTCTTACCCACCTGCCTCACCCATCGCAAATTCAGTAATTGTCCAACCGGACGAGCCTTATATTGAACCAAGCAACAACATTTACTCAAGTGTTGCGCCAAAAGTAAATTTTAGAATAGTAATGATCGTTCCAATGCTAGATAATCAAGGAAACTTAATTGGCATTGAGGATATGGTTGTAGGCGTGTTCAATAAACTAGCCGCCTCAACAACCTTGAAAATAAGTGTTGGCAATATATCGGCACCGACAGTACTTTCAAACGCTGCCGGCGAAATGTTAACAAGTGATATGTCCGTCTCAATCATGACAAGTTGGAGTTAAAAAATGAGTGATTTTATAGATGTTCCTTCCGAGGACAAGGCTTGGCTTGAAAAAGTCGGGCAAGTAGCAAAAACAGATAAGCCAAAACCAGTCTCAAAGAAAGATGAGGAATAACCAATGGCTGTATTTCTAAATAATAAGGTCGGCGTAAAGGTTAATTCCGTCGATCTTTCAGATCATGTGACTAGCGTCACACTTAACCGTTCGTTTAATGAATTATCGGTGACAGCCATGGGCGATACCGGTGAAAAATTTGTCAAAGGCTTGGAGACTTCAAGCGTGGCAATTTCCTTCCTGAATGACACCGCTTCAGCCAACGTTCTTGCAACATTGCAAGCCGCTTGGGGAACTTCAGTTACTGTAGTTTTATTACAGGAAAAAGGAACCGCAGTTTCAGCAACTAACCCACTTTATACAATGACTTGCCTTATCAATAACACTACCGACATTAACGGCGGAGTTGGCGATCTTGGTACTCAGGATGTAACATGGACTGTAAACGGTGCAGTAGCCGTTGCAACAACAGGTACATTCTAAGGAGTAGTAATGATTAAATTGAGAGTGTCAAAGGCTTCAGGGGAAGTATCCGAATTTGATATAACCCCTGCACTCGAATATGCGTTTGAACAGAATTTTAAGACTGGTTTTCATAAGCGTTTCAGAGACGAGGAAAAGCAGTCGGACGTTTATTGGCTTTCATGGGAAGCAGAACGACGTGCAGGTAATACAGTTCCGCCATTTGGGGACAAGTATCTAGAAACTCTATCCAAGGTAGAGATTATGGACGCTGACTCCCCAAATGGGTGACGAGGTATGACTTTACTTATCTAATTGCTTTATTAGCAGTTAGGACTGGCATACCTCATTCAGAGTATTTGAAAATGGATAGATCGCTACTTTTAGCAACTATGAGCGTGTTAAAAGAGGACTCAAAAAGGATGGAAAATGCCAGTAGAGGTAAAGGGGCTCGTTGAGGTTCAAAAAGCCTTAAAGAAGTTTGCGCCTGATCTTTATAAGGAAATGAACAAGGAAATCCGTAGCGCAATGCGTGTAGTTATTGCAGACGCAAAAAGACAAGTTCCAAATCAATTGCAAGATTTAAGCGGTTGGCAAGACGAAGGCAAAACAGTTGTTTCAAGGAGTGCCGGAAAGAGTCGTGGATTTCCTAAATACAATCCCAATGTTATTAAAAAAGGTTTAACTAGTTCAGTAGGTCGCTCAAGGAGAAACAGGGCTGGATTCGTTAACGCTTACAAATTGTTAAACAGATCAGCCGCCGGCGCAATCTATGAAACCGCAGGACGTAAAAATCCTAATGGTCGTGCGCCAATGCAAAGTTTGTACGCTAGTAATTTCGTTCAAGGCGACGAAGGCACCTATAAGTCAGGTGGCAAAATTTTAAGACGTTCAACTAGGAATTACAATAGTAACAATCCTTTTGCAGGATACCAGTTCGTTCAAGCCGTAAACGCTGAAGCGAAACTGGAAAGCATTGGCAGGGGTAGGAAAAACCAAGGACGTTTACTTTATGCGGCTTTCGCAAGAGATCAAGGCAAGGTCACAAAGGCAACCTTCAAAGCAATCGATAAAGCAATTTTAACATTTAATTCAAGCATTAAGAGAAGGATTGGACTAGCCGCATGAGTGCCACCGGTATTGAAATTCCTATTGTTAGCACCTATAAAGACAAAGGCGCAAAAGCGGCCAGTAAGTCGCTCAATACTTTAACCAAATCAGCCAAAGCCCTAGGCTTGGCTTTTGGTGTTTTTCAAACCATAAACTTTAGCAAAAAGGCAGTAAGGGCTTTCGCCGATGATGAAAGAGCCGCCGGCGCATTATCTAAAACATTACAGAATTTAGGCCAATCTTATGCAGTTTTGCAAACCGCAGGATTTATTCAAAACTTACAAAACACCACCGGTATTCTTGACGATCAACTGCGTCCGGCTTTTACTCAACTAGTTAACTCAACCTTAGACGCTAAGGAAGCCCAAAAGTTATTAAGTGTCGCTTTAGATGTATCCGCTGGAACTGGTAAAGATTTACAGTCGGTTACCGTTGCATTAAGCAAAGCGGTATTGAAAGAGAATACTGCACTTAGCCGTTTAGGAATTGGTTTAAGTAAAGCCGAATTAGCCACTATGGATATGGCTCAAATAACTGACTTTTTGTCTAAGAAGTTTGATGGTCAGGCCGCTTTAGCCGCTGATTCTTATGCAGGAAAATTAGCAGTCTTAAGCGCAAAAGCCTCGGACGCCGCTGAAACAATTGGCGGTTCTTTAGTAGTGGCACTAGACAAAGCATTTGGCGACCCTGAGAAAATTGGAAGTGGTATAGATGTTATCGCCAACAAGATTAGCGGCCTCATTGAGGGGATGTCTAGATTTATTCAAGTTACAAAAATTGGACTTCAGAACTTAACCTTGTCTCCCGATTCACCTATTTTCCAGTATAAATTAAACTTTGACAAACCTTTTGACCCAATGAGCCAAAAGTTTGATTACACCGCATTACAAAAAGAGGAAAAGAGATTACAAAACGACGCTAAGAAAAACCTCGCTGCCCGTAATGCCGCTATAAAGAAAGAACAAGCATTACTCAAAGATCAAGCAAAACTTAAAAAATTTGGAAGTATGTTTGACACCGAACAAATTGAGATTTTTGCTGCACTTCAGGGAAAAATTACCGAGCAGGAAAAACTTAGACTTAGTTTACAGTTAGCCTTAATTCAAGGTAATGCAACCGAAGCCGAGAAACTTGGAAAACAACTGGCAATTGCTCAGTTACAGACTACTGATCTTTCTGCGGCTATTGCAAAGATACCTAAAGCCCTAAACCCATTTGAAGGTTTTGGAAGCGAGGTTGACAACTTAATTGCCAAGATTTTGAACATGTATAAGTTATTGCAGCAACCTTTAAGCACTACAACCACCGCACCAATTACGACTTCAAGCGGTTCAACCAACCCAACATTGACTGCAATTGCTGCTCAAATTGATAGCGCAAGAACAGGTTTGAACAATTTTAATGAAAGAATGTTGGCAAAAATAGCGGCTACCAATAAAATTCCGGATACAACTATTGAACAAGATATTCAAAGTCAATTACAGGCTTATCTTGCCGCCGATACTGCAATGCGTAGTACATTTAAGGACTTAAACATAAACATTGCGCCGGCTGGTAGCGTTGTTACTACTGGCGATCTTGTCCAAGATATTCGCAACGCCTTGATTGAGGCAGGATTATCCGGCTCACAAACTACCATTAACAGGAACCTTGGTGCGTTCCAAGTACAATGACATTACCGGCAACCTTAGACGTTTCACTAAACTTCCAATCGGGGGCGACCTTCGGCATACCCTTTACGCTTGACGACCCAGTAAACGGAATTCTTGGAACTAATATCTTGTCCGAGTCTAACGCACCGGCCTTGGTAGTTAACTTAACTGCACAAACTCGTCAAATAAGTATTAGACGAGGCAGGAACATTAGTCGAGACATATACGAAGCCGGAACTTGTACGGTGAGAATCTATGACCCGAATTCAGACTTTAATCCACAAAACGTAACCTCGCCTTATTTTGGCCAATTAGAACCATTAAGAAAGTTACGCATTTCGGCTACCGTTGCAGGTGTAACTTACTATCTATTTAGTGGATATACGACTGACTATATCTACTCCTATGACCAAGCAGAAAACATTGCTTACGTAGATATAAAGGCAAGCGACGCCTTCAGGTTATTTAATATGGCTTCAGTCGTAACCGTTACAGGTCAAGCGGCTGGTCAAGATACTGGAACCCGAATTGATAAAATTTTGGATACGGTGTCGTTCCCTACTCAAATGCGTAGCATTGAGACCGGAGACACGTTAACCCTTGCCGACCCCGCTACCTTAAGAACCTCACTTAGTGCTATGCAAAACGCAGAGTTCAGCGAGCAGGGGGCTTTGTTTATT